ATGGCAAAAGTGATTCATGTGCATTTGCTGCATAAAATAGACGGGACGAAGCAGAAAGATTGGTATTTCAGCAGTATATCGGCTGTTTATACGGTTCTGACGGCAGATCAGGTGGGGGCAACCAAGAATTACCTGCTTCATGCCGGGCTGTCTGGTAACGGCACAATATGCACGAAAAAGGCTATAATTAAGCAATCTACGCTCATCTCGGGTGGTAGTAAGGGAATGGTTAGAACGATATAATAGCGCCGTTAGAAAGGCTTGTAGGCGTTATTTCTTTGAATGCTGATTGGGGAGCTTATGGCTCCCTTTTTTTATGCCCCTACGGTTGGTTTTATTTGGTTAGGGGTTACTATTGGGGTTACTGTTAGGGGTTACTACTTCTTTAAGTTAGGGGTTACTTTAGGGGTTACTTTTTCAGTTCTCAGAGGGTACGCCCGAAATAGGAAACTATGTTATAAATGAAAGCAAGTGCCGTTTTTCTCTGTTTTCAGAGAGGAAAAACGACACTTGTTTGTGTGATATACCTTATTATAATAAAATAAATCCTTTGATTTACAGTGTATTTACGAGTTTGCTTCAGGTAAATTCCTTCAAAAGTGTGTGCGTGCGTCCTTTTTTAGCCTTCTGTAGGAGGCATGCGTGTACCACTTAGAAGAACTTGCTGATACTTCCGATTACTTCAAAGACATTGATGATGCGTGATTTGTCGAATTCCTGTTCATCGTAGTCATTGGTGTTGATGGGGATGAAGCGCAGCTTGTCCGGATCCGGCGACCTGCGGAGGATTTTAATGGTGCGGATGGTATCCAACACCACTGCATAGATTTCGCCATATTGGATGTCGTTGAGTGTGCATTGGTGCAGGGCAATGATGTCGCCATGGTTTATTTTGGGTTCCATGGAGTGCCCGGTGACATTGCACCAAAGGCTGGCTTTTTCGAATCCCCTTATTACAATGTTGGTGGCAGGTATGTTTACCTGTGAATTAAACACTTCATCAAAGCCCCCGATAAAGTCCACATCGTAGTATGGTGTACCGATGGATGGGTTCATAGATGTGGTAGGCAGAGTCGAAGAATTTGCTTCGTCTATTGTTTTAATGCCGTTCAAATCATCTTTCAACATGCTTCCTGCACCAGTAAGTAACCAATCGGCAGATAATTCCGGATAGGCTAATAGAATTTTTTCAATATTCATTGAGCTCATGCCTTTGCCAGACACCTTTGCTTTCCCAATAAGTCCAACAGAAAGACCGGCATTAACAGTCATTTGATTGTCATTTATGCCCTTTTTCTCCATGAAATATTGAAGTCTTTCTATAAAATTCATATCCTTATATTGATTTTCTTCCATATTTAGTTTGATGTATTGAAATAATTCTATATATTTGCAGCGTGTTTAAGATGTAAACAGCGCGCCAAATATACAAAAAAGGCGTGTGATTAGCGAATTTTAAGGATTAAAGAAAATGAAAGCAAAAGTAATTATAGCTCAAGCAACAGCCGAGACCGCCGAAGCTCTTTACGGACTGGTCAAGAAGATGGTAGATACAACAGCAATCAAGGCTTATCCCAGTGTAGATTATCAGGCAGTTTTCTTTTCAGCTGATAGATACGACTTAGACTTTGTAAAAAGAGTATTGGCGGATAAGTGCTTTTCTTTCAAAATTGAAGATGCAGAATAATACAATAAAATAAGTGAGTTTATGACACAGCAAGAATTTATGGAACGGACGGGGATAACCCCTACAGCAGAGGATTTTGATTACATCCATGCGGTTTATCTGAACACTTCGATGAACAAGGATGAGTTCTGCAAAGATTTCAAGAAACATGGGGACAGCCGGATTATCCGCGATGTTCATGTGCGAGTGCTGAACTATGAAATGAAATGTGAACGTCAAAAGGAAGTTATCGACAACCTGACCGATTTTCTGATTGGCAAGGCACATGCGTATGACGATACCGATTTCCGCAAAGAAGCGGTAGGGCTGGTCGGTGAGATGGAAGTGGTGAAACGGACCATTGAATTGGGGCTTCCGCTTTGGGATGAAGACAGGATGGTTGTCCTTTCGATGATAGAAGAACAAGGCAAATAGATTGCCGGATAACTGGCAGCCCGGAAAGACGGGCAGGGGCGGCAGGCACGGCCGGAGAGTTGGTAAATCGAAATAAGAAAGCGTAGAAAGCCGTCGGGGTTCGATTCCCCGCGCCCCACGATATAAACTTTTAAAATTTAGAGTTATGGCAAAGAATTTCAATCCGAGAACAGCAGAGAGTCTGTTCAAACAGAAGTTGCGCACGATGATAGGCAGTACGGCACATACGCAGAATATTGCCGACCAGGCGATGGAGCTGGCTGGACAATTCATGACGGAGGATGAGATAAGCAACTCGGATGCCTACCGGGTGATAGAGAATGTGAGCTGTGTGTGTGAGGAAGCGATGCAGGTGCTGGTCGAAGAACTGCAGAAAGGGACACGCCTTCATGAAATACTGACGGGTGATTAGGAAATAGCGGAAGCCGTTGAAAACCTTTGAACGAACGATAACGATTAAAAAGTATGACGATATGAGAAAGCAGATTTTGACAGATAACGAGACCAAGACCTTCTTGATGAAGACATTCGGATGCAGCCGTCAGGCTGTGTGGCAAGCACTGAATTTTGTCCGTGACAGCGATCAGGCGCGCCGGATACGCACTCTTGCCCTGAAGCGAGGCGGCAAACTGACTGACGGGAACTTCATCCCGAACTGCGAAACCACCTTCGAGGAGTGCGAGAAGACCATGACCTGCACTTTCGGTCCCCGTGTAAAACTCGTGGTCCACAGAAAGACCAATGATGTGGATGTGTACGTGGACGGAAAACGGACTGAAACCTACCAATGTGAATTTGTATCGGATTTCATGCAGCTGCAGCACGAGACCCAACAGATGGCATCTGCCTTATAAATAGAAATGAAATGGAGTATTATGGAAAGATATTGTGCATATCCTATGGAAAATATAAAGTCGCTTGACCCACTATTATACTCCCAATTGACCCATCAAAAATATATTAGAACCAAGTAGAGAAAAATGCATTTTAACCCGGGTCAGTTTCAATTATAATTCTTTACAGTAGATACTACTTCTTTTTAGCATTAATCTTTCTTACAGAATCTCCCGTAAGTTCAATTTTGTGTGCAGTATGTACAATTCTGTCCAGGATTGCATCAGCTACCGTAGGATCACCAATTGCATCATACCAACTTTCAACAGGAAGTTGTGATGTTATTATGATTGATTTTAATCCGTGTCTGTCTTCTATTATTTCCATAAGGATTGACCTTTCCTTGGCATCCAGTCCTATAAGAAACAGATCGTCAAGAATAAGAAGTGAACACTTTTCAATTTTTTTCATCTCTGCGTCAATAGTCCCCTTGTTTTTGGCAAGTTTAAGCTGTCCCATAAGCTTTGACGCATTAGAGTATAAGGTCCTGACTCCATTTTTGCATGCTTCATATCCTATTGCTGAAGCTATATAGCTTTTGCCTGTTCCGGAGCTTCCTGTGATAAAAATATTCTGTCCGTCTCTTATAAAATCAAGAGAAGCAAGCCTCTCTATCTGGTTTCGGTCAAGGTTCCGTTTTATTGTATAGTCTATTTTCTCCATATATGCCTTATATCTGAAGTTTGCAGACCTTATCAGTCGTTCAATGCTTACATTACGTCTGTAATCATACTCGCTTTCAAGAAGCCATTTCAGGAACTCATCGTTTGTCATACCATCAGAGGATGTTGTCCTGCAGTCATTTCTGTATGTTTCAAGCATACCGTAAAAACGTAATTTAGAGAGTAACTCCATTATTCTGTCCATATTTTTTCCGACAGTTCTGTTTGTTTTATTATTACTTGTCATTTTTTTCTATGTTTTTAGAGTTAAAATAATCCTTACCTCTGAGATTTCTGTGTTTAGTGGTAAGTTCGGGAGCCAGCCCTTCCATTTGTACATGATACTTTTCATCTTCCCTGTTTACCAGAAGACTTTCAAGTTCGTTGAATCCGAACATGCATGATTCCATTGCTATCTGGCATGCAAGAACCACTCTGTCGTGTCCGAAACGTTCCACAAGACATAATATACCATCAGCTGAACGTACGGCCTGAACGGGATATTTTTTGGCAACAGCCACTAGCTTTATATACTCTTCCACTACCGGATCGATTTCACGTGCCTTTCGGTATACATCATCCATTCTGATTCTGTATTCATGTAGTACTCCGGGAAGTTTATGGGAAGGTTTTTCTGAATATGTAAAAGGAGTATCATCTCTGCGGTGTGTCGTTATATGTCTGAATTTATGATATATCTCCACTGTGTCCCCATCATACAGTAATTCTACAGTATCGCCGATATACTCTTTAGGGACACTGTAATAGTGATTGTTAAGCGATACATAACTGTTTCTCATGACAGTTGCCGTTTTCCGGCTTTTTGATATAAATCTTGTAGTCGGTAATGTATGCAGCCTGTCTTTCTCTACCTCTAGGAAACGCTCCTTACGGCTGTAGCTGCGGTTGTACATCTTTCGGCTGTTTAATGCATCCGTATGTTTCATTATTTCTATGTTCAAGGCTTCAAGATCATTGAATTTCAATCCTGTCATCTTTGAATAGACCTCCCTGTAAAGCAGTCTTACGGCATTTTCAACCAAAGCCTTGTCTTTGGGTTTGCGAACTCTTGCCGGAAAGACAACACATCCGTAATGGTCTGCAAATGCAGCAAAGTCATCATTTATTACAGGCTCTATTCCACTGGGCTTTGTTACGGCAGATTTGAGGTTGTCGGGAACTATGGCATTGGGGACACCTCCAAAATAATGGAAAGCATTTTCACATGCCTGGATAAGATATTCTTTCTTTTGCGATGGTACAGCCTCGTAATAAGTAATCTGGCTGCAAGGAAGTATCGCAGCAAAGACTTCTACGGGAATCTTATTCCCTGTAGTACTGTCTGAAATATAGAGTTTGTCACCGGCAAAATCCACATACATCTGATCACCCGCTATATGATCTATGCGTCCAACAGGTATTTTTACTTCCTTCTCACGTCTGATATATAAGCAAAATGAACAGTAACTGTAACCTTGGGGACGGTTTTTCAGATACTCCTCATACAAGGACCTTCTTGTTGTTCCACGGGATTTAAGTCGTTTAATGTACTCTGGTATATGTTCTTGAAGATACATATACTCTGCAGATCCTGCTGATTCGTTGTCTGTCTCAGTACTGAAAAGTTCATACAAATGATGCTCGTCCATTTTCAACAGGCGTTCCAGCTCTATACCCATATCTTCGTATATACGGACATACCGTTTTACAGTATTACGTGAAATCTGAAGAGAAGAACTGATACTACGGATACTCATTCCTGACTGGTAACACCGCAGTATGTGCTTGATTCTTATTTTCATTCTTTAAATTTTTATTCGGTTAATAATACCGGGTTAAAATGCTTTTTAAAGTACAAAAACAAGACTGAAATATGGTATATTCTGTAGGGTCAGTTTTTATTATAATCAAAGTGGATCAGTTTCGGTTATAAAGGTGGGTCAGGTGACTTTTATAATAGTGGGTCAAGCGACTTTATATTTTCCACAAGCCACAGCAACAGCACCAGAAAAGGTGGAAAGCTGAAAAATCACGCGTCGGGTGGAGTTTGGTAGGCTGTTATCAGTTCGAAGAAGTCAGACCCGGGGAAAGGAAGGCCCTCATCTTCCATGTTTATTAACCAATAGCTTATGCGCAGGGAAGGATATATTATCGAGGAAATCATCGAATACTCCAATATGTCGGAGGCATTCGATTCGGTACTTCGCGGAACCGATCGTAAGAGGTCAAGGCAGGGACGATTCCTGCTTGCCCATAGGGAGAAGATTATCACCGAACTGACGGCTTCCATTGCGGACGGCTCATTCCGGCTGGGCGGCTACCATGAGAGGGAAATTGAAGAATACGGTAAAAAACGTATTTTGCAGATCCTGTCCATGAAAGACCGCATCGCTGTGTTTGCCATCATGAATGTGGTGGACCGCCACCTGCAAAAACGTTATATCCGGACAACCGGTGCAAGCATCAAAAGGCGCGGTACTCATGACCTGATGAACTGCATACGTACCGATTTGCAAAAAAATCCGGAAGGCACGCTTTACGCATACAAATTTGACATCCGGAGGTTTTATGACAATGCGCGGCAGGACTTTGTTATGTGGTGCTTCCGGAGGGTGTTCAAGGACAAAAGGCTGTTGGTCTTGTTGGAGCGGTTTGTTAAGCTGCTGCCAGAAGGTATCAGTTTCGGACTGCGCAGTTCACAAGGGGCAGGAAATCTGCTTCTGTCTGTATTTTTAGACCACTATCTGAAGGATAAGTACGGGGTTCGTTATTACTATCGCTATTGCGATGACGGACTGGTACTCGGTAAAACGAAAGCGGAATTGTGGAAGATTCGTGATGCTGTTCACGGGCAAATGGGAAAAATAGACTTGGAAATAAAGCCGAATGAACGGGTGTTCCCTGTGGAAGAAGGCATTGATTTCCTTGGCTATGTTATCCGTCCCGACTATGTAAGATTGCGGAAACGCATCAAACAGAAGTTTGCCCGGAAAATGCACGAGGTAAAATCGAGAAAAAGACGGCGGGAACTGATTGCCAGTTTCTACGGCATGACGAAGCACGCCGACTGTAATAAGTTGTTTAAAAAATTAACAGGCAAAGAAATGAGAAGTTTTAAAGACTTGAATGTCGCTTACAAGCCGGAAGACGGTAAAAAGCGATTCCCCGGAGTGGTGGTAAGCATCCGGGAACTGGTAAACTTACCCATTGTAGTGAAGGACTTTGAGACCGGTATCAAAACCGAGCAGGGAGAAGACCGCTGTATTGTGGCCATCGAAGTGAACGGCGAGGCAAAGAAGTTCTTCACCAACAGCGAGGAAATGAAGAATATTCTCGCACAAGTAAAGGAAATGCCGGATGGTTTCCCGTTTGAAACGACCATCAAGACAGAGACATTCGGCAAAGGTAGAACCAAATACGTGTTTACATGAGAAGAGTTGAAGGAAGTTCCGGGGTTTCGCTGATGGAATGCACGAACCCGGTTAAAGACAAATGGCGCATCCGATGGGATGTGCAGGAAAAAGAGAACGGCTCTGCCTCCTACATGGAAGAGGAGTTCGGGCATAAGCCTACTGATGAGGAAATCCACACATTGGTTATGTCCTGGTATAACAGCCAGACTGATGCGGCTATCCTATCCGGATTCGCCTATAATGGTGCCCATGTATGGCTTTCTGTGGAGAACCAGTACAACTATAAGGCAGCATACGATTTGGCCGTTCAGACGGGCGGAGAAACCCTGCCAGTGACGTTTAAGTTTGGTTCGGATGAACAACCGGAATACCATACTTTTACTCAGTTAGAAGAACTGAAAGATTTCTATACAAAAGCAGTAGGATTCATTCAGACAGTTCTGGCTGAAGGCTGGGAAAAAAAGGACAAGTTCAATTTGGAATTATATCGGATTGAGTGATTGACAATCCCTTCGGGGGAGGGATAAAAAAAGCCCCCGGCCTGTTAATATAGACGCCAATCATTTATTAACACAAAACGCCACGAGAGTGCGCGACCGGGGGCAATGCCCTCTGCCGCACTCTCGTGGCGTTTTTACGCATTAAATAAATGATTGGCATTGCAAAAGTACAAAAATGATTGGATATGACATTGTTTGAAGCACTTAAATTTAACAGAGAACCGCTTGAAATGCTTATAAGTTTGGGCGGCAAGCAGGATGACCTTCGATTCATAGACTTATATACGGAGTATGAGGTCATGAAAAAACAAGGTGAAAAGACCACTTATGCAGTGGCGTTTTTGGCAAATAAATATTCGGTAAGCGAACGTAAGGTGTATGATGTTATCAAACGGTTTGGAAAGCACTGCACGCTCGGTGCAGTGTGATTGATGTGCCGGGGATGCCTTGTGTTGTCCGGTAGAGCTACCTTTGTACAACCAAAAATAAAGCTCATGAATAAGTATTACCAGACATTAGACAAGATACTCCAAACGGGCAAAATCCAGACCAATAGGAAAGGGCGTATCAAGTATCTATTAAACGAAAGGCTCATGCTAACCCCCGCTGATTTACTTGACATATTTGAAAGCCACGGGATAGCCAGGAAAAAGCTGAAAGAGGAATTGAAACTGTTTATGCAAGGAGTCCGGGATGTGGAAAAATACAAAGAGGCAGGGATTACCTGGTGGGATTATTGCGGCCATACCCTTGTAAACAGCTATCCAACTTACTTTGAAAAGCTTCCACCCCTCATAACCAGGATTAACCGGGAAAAGCGCAACAGCAAGAATTATGTCCTGTTTCTTGGAGAAACCGGGGTGGAAAGCAACCAGGCACCCTGCCTGAGTCTTGTGCAGTTCCAAATTGATGAGGGAGAATTGGTGCTATCTGCATATCAGCGTAGTTCTGATGCGAACCTTGGGCTTCCGGCTGATATTTATCATCTTTATCTGATGGCAAGGCAGGTGGAGCTTCCCCTGAAGTCCATAACCCTTGACCTTGGAAATGTGCATATATATGAAAATAACATTGACCGGACTCTGGAACTGTTATCCGGAGTTGAAAACATTAAATTTGACTTGAACGTATGAAGAATATGAATTTATCTGCACCACTGCCATTTGTAGGCCAAAAAAGAATGTTTGCTAAAGAGTTTATTAAAGTTTTGGAACAGTTCCCTGAAGATACCGTGTTTGTGGACTTGTTTGGCGGTTCCGGACTTCTTTCGCATATAGCCAAAAGAAGCAAGCCCGATGCTACTGTTGTCTACAATGACTTCGACAACTACCGGTTCAGACTGAAAAATATCCCACAGACAAATAAACTGCTTGCCGATATTAGGGAGCTGGTGGGTAATTCGATACCCAAACATAAACCAATTAAAGGGGAACTTAGAGAACGCATTTTTAAACGTATCGAGGAAGAAGAACTAAATGTTGGGTACGTGGATTTTATAACCTTATCATCCTCACTTATGTTCTCCATGAAGTATAAATTGTCTGTAGCCGAAATGCGCAAGGAAGTCCTTTATAACAACATTCGCAAGACCGGTTATCCGGAGTCTTCTGACTACTTAAAAGGGCTTGAAATTGTATCATGCGACTACAAAGCAGTATTCAACCAATATAAGGATGTTCCCGGAGTCGTCTTTTTAATTGATCCGCCTTATCTTTCCACTGATGTTGGTACGTACAATATGTATTGGCGCTTGTCTGATTATTTGGATGTTTTAAAGATACTCGAAAAGCATTCCTTCGTTTATTTCACATCCAATAAATCCTCCATACTTGAACTGTGTGAATGGATTGGAGCAAACAAAACCATTGGCAATCCTTTTGAGGGTTGTACAAAAAAGGAATTCAATGCCCACATGAATTATTCTGCCGAATATACAGACATGATGCTGTATAAGAAACAGGAAAAATTAGTTCATAAAACAGCTGCTTAGCACTGAACAAAGATACAATTTTTCAAGTAGAAGGCCAAACTTTTGAGCCTTATTTTAATGCCGTTATAAAGCCATTTTTTATGAAATTATAAAGCCGAAACAGAGGTCATTACAAAACTTTTGTTTCGGCTTTTTGAGTGTTGCGCGCTTTCCTTTTTTGAACGCTTCGTTTTGTCCTTTTCCCTGAAAATCGAACGCTTCGTTTCGGATTCTGCGGAAATTTGGATTTGCGGATTATAAATGTACGCATGAATATTGGCGTAGGACTTTATCATTCTCAAAACATAGAAGGCGCTTTGACCACTTTGCCCGGAGCACGTATTGTATGTCCGTCTTTTGCGGATGATGCAGCTGGGCTACTCCGTACCAGTATGCGTTCCAAAGGCTTTACTTTATTCCTTGAGCCGAAAGCATTGTATAATTCCGTTGAGGCTGCTGCAGTCGTACCGGAAGATTTTGAAGTTCCTTTCGGAAAGGCACGTATTCGTCGTGAAGGGACATATCTAAGTATCATTACGTATGGAAATACAACGCATTTCTGTCTGAATGCTGCGGAACGGTTGGAGAAAGAAAAGGGGCGGAAAGTAGAGGTTATAGATATCCGTTCTTTGGTTCCTTTGGACAAGGAAACGATATTCGAATCGGTGAAAAAGACGAGTAAGGCGTTGGTTGTACATGAAGATAAAGTTTTCTCCGGCTTTGGGGCGGAGCTTGCCGCAATGATAGGTGGAGAGATGTTTCGCTATTTGGACGTACCTGTGCAACGTGTCGGCTCTACCTTTACACCCGTCGGTTTCAATCCTATTTTGGAAAAGGAGATTTTGCCGGATGAAGCTAAGATCTATAAAGCTGCCAGGAAGTTATTAGAATATTAA